TTGTGCGCCAACTTGGCCTAATGTTTGCGCAGGCAAGAATTGCTGACCATAAATACTTGGTGCTGCTTGCGCCAATGCGGCTTGCCCTATTTGAGCCTGTTGCTGTAAGCCACGCTCTTGCTGGTACTGACCGCCTGCAATATTAGATGTAATGTCACCCAATGCACGACCAAAACCTTCGGATGCTGTTCCTAAAGCCCTTTCCATTGCGCCAGAGCCTAAACGGCCTGATTTGGAATAAAGGCTTGAGATGCCTGGCAGCACTTGTTGGCTAAACGCTTGCTCTAGTGGGCGTGTAGCCGCTTGCATCATTTGAGCTTGGTATGGGTTTGCGTTCAAAAAACCGCCTTGAGCAGTTTGCCCAATGCCGCTTAACGAGCTTTGAAAAGCCTGTTGCGCCTGTTGCAACACAGGGCTTTGCTGACGAGCAATAGCTTCCTGTTGTGCAATAGACTCAGTAGTAGCGGCAGATGGAGTTACATAGGTTTGACCAGGAAAGAACTCAGGCTGTTGTCCTGTAAGGAATAAACTCTGCGCTCTCTCCAAGCCTTGTGTAAGGTATGGCAGTAACGCTGGGTCAATGCTTGAGGTTGATGTAGTTGATTGAACGGCCATAATATTTTCCTTTTATCCTACTATTACATATTTATAAGTTTTGCTTGCCGTACTGTTGGCAAAATGCGTAATTACTGCACTTCCATTGGTCTGAGAGCTAATATATACATTGTCCATTGCATTAGGAGCTACATACTGCATAGTTGCTATAACAGATGCAGTAGATGGCCTTGTTGGGCCTGTTTGTGTTGGATAAAATTGCAAAGAAATTTGCGTGTCAGTTGCGCTCCAATAGATCTCTATATAATCGTTAGAAGCTAATTCAATGTAATAATTCCATCCTACAATGTTATGACCATTTACACCGCCATGACTATTTGGAACGGAAATAAATCCTGTAGAGCCTACAACATCTGTTCCATTTTTTCTCAACCAAACAGATACATCGTGCAATGAGGAGTCTGTATTTTGAAATTGCCCAGACCATTGCAAATTGTAGACTCCAGCGTTTCTAACATTCATTCTAGAGCTGTTAGATAAATAGACTCCATTTGTATAGTCTGTAGTGTCCAATGTCATTGCATACGCAGTATTAGCGCTTGCAATGGCTTGATCTACTAGGCTTTGAAATGCTCCATAAGGAGCTGTATCAGCAAAAGCAGCAGCAGAATTTGGCGCTAACAATATTACCGAATCTATGCCAATACGAGCATCTGTAATCGTGGTAGTTGTTGCGTTACCTGTTGCTAATGTTACTGTGCCGGTATTGTTGGTTTTACCATCCATAATGCCATTGACGATTTCAGCGACTGCTCGCTGATCTCCACCAAACGGAGGTAATCGTCTAAACATTATCTAGTCCCTAAACCATTTAATTCAATATCTGCCCCAACAACAGAAGTCCAACTGCCTGTAGGTGTTAATTGTAGACGATGATAGCGCCCTACGCTACGGATACTTACTCTGTCTTCCGCATCGGCAGCCGTCTGCGATCCAAAGGTTATAGCTTCATTTAACAGTCTACGGGACTCAATTGCCACGCTTGCAGAGCCATTGTCTACTATTGGCTTTACCATTGTAATGGCTGATGTTGCACCTGGGACTTCAATATCTCCAGTTTCTAAATATGCTGTTGCATTAGCGCCTGTAAATGTAATAATCTTAGTGCCATTAACACCTGCTAATTGCAGTTTGCCACCTAACCATAAACGACTGTCAAATGAAGTCAAAATAGTGTCTAAATTGCCGTAAACATCTAAGCCCTCTAAGGTTACTGCTGGAGTAGATGTGCTTGCAATGCGATCAGCAGTTGTCGTGCCACTAGTCCATCTTTTAGTTTTAAAATTGTAGATTAGTAAGCTATCTGCCGTAGCCGAGTTATTAGAGGCATAAGCCCAGATAATTAGTTTCTTGGCTGGGTCTACAGCAGCAGACATAAGATACAAAGTAGCTTCGTCTACATTATCAAAAAAGAAGCGATTTACCTTTTCATCTCCAATAGGCACTACATTTTGACCGTCACAAGCGTAAAATCCGTCATCACCTAAGAAAAAGCTAGTTCCACCATACTGAATAAGGGAGTTTTGCTCATAGCATCCTAAGTTACGGCTAATATTGTCAAACTGGAACACTAATGGGCTTCCAACATACGACATACGGTGAATGGCTCTATCCATAAATATTAGGCCAAACTCACCGCCTGTTACACCAACAACCGTACCGCCATCAGGAATATCTTGAAAATCAGCTTGAGTTGTTGCGCTGGAAGTCCAGCTTGATTCATCGCCTAAAGCAGACCATTGAACTCGATTAGGGTAATCTGTTTGCACATTGCCGGAAACTACAAAATCACGCACGACAGTTACATATTTGGATGCTGGTGCATCGGCAGCAAGATCAGCAAATAATGATGAAGTATTTACATTAAAGCCTTGCAACTTGTTTGTTCCGTTAGCAGCAATGACAACATTGCCAAACTGCGTAAATCTCCAGCGATCTTCTGCGGAAGTGGTGTAATTTCCAGATTTTGATACATTATCTAAAGATAAGTCACCACTATCTAATTTAAATAATTTCGTACTGCCGCCTGCAAATACTAGAGTAGCGCCACCTGTTGTTTTGGCTGCAACTACATTGTTTAGGTTTTCTGAGGCTGCCGCAGAGTAATCTACTGCTATAGGCAGCGCCCCATACCCTACTAACTTTGCATAGACATTTTCTGCCCTTTGCAGGCCATTAGTTAATCCTGGCTGATCGGGAGTCCATTCCCCAAAGGTTATACGACTTAGCGCCATGTTTCGCTTCCAATATTGTTATCTGTCCAAGTGTCTGATGATGCTGTAACCGGTGTCCAGCTAGTTGAATCGCCTTGTACTTGATTCCATGTATCTGTGCTTGGTGTAACTCCTGTCCAAGACTCTGATCCAGTTGTTTCATCTGCCCAATTATCGCCCAATATGTTGCCATTGCACACTACCGCAGTCGTACCATTTATCGTACCGTTGGCAGAATAAACTGCTCTAGCCTGTGCATCTACATAAGCCTCGCAAACAATTGCCCCAACACCTGCGTACTCTACGCCACCAAGGGCAGCTACAAACGCTGTGCCGGTTATTTGTCCTTCGGAAGTACGGAGTCGTATGCCGCTAGAATCGACTTCTGCACTTGATGTAATTGAGCCGATACCAAGCTGTGTCCTAATGCCAGATGCGACTGCACTCGCTTCACCATTGATAGAGCCTGATCCCGACAGTATTGCGCTTGGGAGCGCCAAAACGCTTGCTGATCCATTTATATCTCCTTGACCTACCGCTATCCTAGTTGCATTAGCTAAAACGCTTGCAGAGCCTTCTATTGACCCTGTAGATGATTTTATAGTTGTTGCCGCAGCACTTACCTGTGCATCAGCGTTAATATCCGCTACGCCTGTAGCTATTCTTGTAGCAGCCGCTACTACTTGTGCTTCTGCATTTACCGCAGCAACGCTAGTCCGCAGACGAGTTCCGGCAGAGCTTACATCTGCATTTGCAGCAATAGCAGCACTTGGAAACTTAACGCATAAAGTTGCCCAAATAGGGTCATCAAACGATATTTGTAATTGATCTAGGCTACCAAACGAATCTATATCGTCAATAGTCCAATCGCCACAAACCTCATCTACTTCCCAATTATGGTCAAACGAATACGGTATCTGCTCTAAGTTCCCGAACTGGTCTAACTGTTCGAGAGTCAGCGCCATTATGCCAATGTAACAGTTAAGCTACCAGCAGCAATCTTGAAAATATCGCCTGTATCAATAGTTTTAGATGTGCTTAATGGTGTGTGATACAGCATATTGCCTGTAGTTTGTGCATCCCAAATAGCAATCCAGCCTACTGTGCCATATCCTGCTGTGGCCTGTGGAAAGTTAATGTCAGCAGTCGTTGTTGATACACCGTTTGATGGTGCGCCAAAAGTAGCTGCTTGGCGAATGTATGAACCGCCACTAACTTCTGTACCTGTACCAGCATCGGTAGGGTCAGCAGTATGCAAGCTAACATATACGGCTGCTGGAGCAGTAAAGGTAGTAGCTCGTAATGTGCCGTTAATCAGCGCATTTTCAAGGTAGTTTGAGATTTCAGCCATGATAGTCCTATCGTGAGGTAAGTTTCATTTGTAAGGGAATACCCGAATACTCGCCACCTTGGTCTGCATCGGAAATGTTCTTAACTGCTCTGTCGTACAGGGTTGCCCATGTTTGTGAGCGAGCATCGTTAATTAAGTAAGGCTCTGCTTCTATCAATGCGCCATAAAGGAGGGCATCCGGATAGTTAGCAAGGAATACATTAGAAGGATTTGCGCCAGACAACACAGGCGGCTGTGCATAGTACAGAATCTCTAATACATAAGCCTTGTCAGGGATTGGCGCAAACTGAAACTCTGACGCCAAGACCGTATAGAAAACAGGCAAGCCAGACTCATCTGCCCTAGCATCTCTTGTGAAGCCACTAGGGGACAGATAAGTTACTGGCATCCGAGGATTTCCCTGCGTAAACAGGTCACGAATCTCTAAAAAATCGGTAGGCAACGCTACTCGTGCATCGTTAGCCACCATAGGCGCTGTAGCTGACTTTAGCATTAGCCGTGTACGCAACTCTCTTGCCAAGCGTATCTCTGCAAAACGAATAAAGTCAGGGATCTGCGATGATAAGTCGCTACGGCCTAAGTAGCCTGCGACTGATGCCTGCAAATCCGTGTAGTTTGTGTAAGCCATTTTTAGTCCTTAATGTCATCCCACCCATAGGTGTATGAACCGACATGGCCTATCTCCATA